GAGATAGAACTATCCAATACAAAACTGACTGCCGAGCAGAAACAACTGATTGAGGACAGTTATCAAAAGAAGCTCGACGAAATGACATCTGAGTATGAGCGGAAAAAGCAAGAGAAAGCTATGGAAGCATTGGAACTAGAACTGTCCAACAGGTTAGCAGCCGCCAAGATAGCCGGAGAAGATGAGTTGCAAGTCGAGCTTGAAAATGCCAAGAAACGGCTTGATTCCTTACAGCAGTTAGAGGGAGAAAGCGATGCCGAGTTCAAAGCCCGACAACTCGAAGCCCAGCAGGAATATTTGGATGCCAAAGAGGAACTTGCCCAGAGGGAAATAGAGATAGAACAGGCGAAACTGGATGCGGCTTCACAGATTACGGGGGCTCTATCAGGGTTATTCGAGCAGCTCGGAGAGAGCAACAAGGCGTTTTTGATATTGTCAAAGACATTAGCCCTCGCCGAGATAGCCATAGAGACAGGAAAGGCAATCGCCAAACTGACATCGGCAAACGCATGGAAAGGTATAGCAGAGTCAGCCGCCGGAATTGTTCAAATTATCTCCAATATGACAACCGCTATCGGTATAATCAACTCGGCCAAGTTCGCCAAAGGCGGTCTTGTAGAAGGATCCGGAACAGGGACGAGCGACAGCATACCCGCTATGTTGTCTAACGGTGAGAGCGTGATAACGGCGAGAGCGACCTCCATGTTTTCCCCGATATTGTCGTACATAAATCAATCGGGCGGAGGTGCGCCTATTGTGGTGGAAAAGGGTAGCCAAGCAATGGGCGAAGATATGATTGCGAGGGCTGTCGCCAAAGGAATAAAAGGGATTCAACCGGTCGTTTCCGTTACGGAGATTAACAAGGTTGGCTCACAGGTTAATGTGGTAGAGAATTTGGGCGACAGGTAGAGAGTAAAAATAAGCCGTTTTAGGGTGTTTCTTTGTCTTGGTGATAAAAATCTACACGAGAACAAAGAAATACTCTCAAACGGGCTAAAAGGCATATAAGGCGATGTTAAATTTAATAACAAGGATATGAAAGAGGAATTGTATATAAAGGGCGAAAGAGTCGATTTGAGCGACGGTGAGATAACACTCAATTTCAAGAGCAATTTGTTGGGGGACATTTCCAAGATAACAGCCTCGAACAGTTATACGATAAAGTTACCGAGGACGAATAAGAATATACGGCTGTTGGATTTTCCAGATGTTGCCGGTCATGAGAGTTACATGATGAGGGACTATTTCAATGCGGAGTATTACAGGAATGGGGTAAAGCTATTTGACGCAAAGGCTGTTCTTATATCGTGTAGCGAAGACGGCTTTAATGTGGCCTTGACTTGGGGAATGAGTGAGAAATTTATTCAGCTCATGAACGATGATAAGAGCATACAGGAGTTTGCCGATATGGCTTTGCCGTGGAACAGCTCTACGACATACGACAACGGACTGGTTGACGGTCAGCTGTCACACGGTTATATCCGTCATAATGCGGGTATAGATGTGGATTCCAACCGAGACAAGATATTTATACACCCGTCCGTAAATTGCATGAGGCTGTTGGAAGAAATAGCCTCATATTACGGTATCGCAATGGAGTGGGGAAGCTATAAGCAATATATAGAACTGTTGTACTTGCCCCTCATCTCACAGAAAGCAAACCCGAAGTATAATTATTTTCAAGCAGAATTTATTAAAATAAATGATTTTGGGTTAGAAATGTCTTTAAATTCCACTTTAAGTGGAATAAGCATTGTTGCTTCAAATTCATATATTAAAATAGATGACCTTAGTACTGATTGGGATTTGCTTGTTAATATTTTTACGAATGCTCCATCAAATACATCTAATGTCGTTCTTGTTAGATTTAATGGAGATGGCGGTAATTTTTACAACTTATATCTAAATTCAGATTCAAGTGGAACTTGCTCGTATAAAGGTAAAATTCCGGGCAATATAAATAATTATAGTTATGTTACTATTAATTTTATTATTCAAAATGGTTATACAATTATAGAAGGAAATGGAGGAATTGTAAAACTATCAAGTATTAATTACGATAATAAACAGCTTTCTTATGGTGGAGTCTACCCGATAGGCTCGAACCTGCCGGATATATCGGTAGTCGATTTCATAAAGCAAATATGTTGGTTGTTCGGGTTGTTCGCCATAAAAAGCGATACCGGTGTCTCTTTCATATCCGTAAACAAGATAATAGATAATAGAGACAAGGCGGTCGATTGGAGCAAGAAATTAGTCCCGACAGGGTGGACGGCCAAAGAGACCTCGTACACGTTTGGGGACTTTGCACAGAAGAACTATTTCCGTTACGAGGAGAACGAGAACGCCAAGAGTGCAGACGGCTATATGGTTGTGCAAAATAAGACTCTCGACTATGAAAAAGACTTAGTGAAACTTCCTTATACTGCCGGGGGTGACAATGGGGACATGAGAGCTGTTCCATATTTCAAATGGAGCGACGACGGTACGATCGTGGAGCTTGTTGATTGCGGGGACAGGATTATGCAGCTTGTAATCTCTTTTGATAGTCAAGGCAAGGAGGATGCCCGTTTAGCCTTTTCAGACCTTAAATTTCAAAACCGGGTATCACGTTTCGGTCTATCTTTTTATCAAGATCTCATCAAATCGCCGTTTGTGATTAAAGACACATTCAGGCTTACTGAGATAGATTTGAAAAACATCGATTACACGATACCTGTATATATAGAGCGATATGCGGCATTTTTCGCTATTATCTCTATAAAGTCGCAAGGCGATTATTCAGAGTGTGAATTACTTAAATTATTATGAATACTATAAATGTTTTAGGTTATGGCAGAGAAAGAGATTATCCTCAATGTTAAAGTACAAACAAATACAGAGGCAGCGATTAAACAAATAATGGA